GGTTTTTTTAATTCTGTCAACGGTGACAGGCTCTATAATGCACAGCAAATGAGCGAAATTTTTGAAGGTTTAATAACAGAGGGTGTTTATGCATCTGTAGGGAATAAATTAGCGGTGCAGCCTAACAGTGGGATGACTGTTCAGATTGCAACAGGGCGAGGATGGGTAGGAAAGCATTGGGTGAACAATGATTCCGAATATCTGCAAGTGATTGAAGGTTCTGACGTGCTTTTAAACAGATATTGTGCGGTGTGTATTCGTGCGGACGAAACCGATTCAGTAAGGGATGCCGTTCCTTACTTCAAGTATAGCGAGTTTGCAACAAATCCTGTAAAGCCTGCAATGGAACGAACAGAAACCGTAACGGAAAGATGCCTTGCGTATATCTATATTCGTGCAGGTGCAACCGAAATCAAAGCATCGGACATTGAAGATACAAGGGGCAATACAGAATTGTGTGGATGGGTGACAGGCTTAATTGAGCAGTTGTCAACAACAACGCTTTTTGAGCAGTGGACAGACCTTTTCAATGAGTGGTTTGTAAATCTCCAAGACCTAATCAATGAAAATACAGAAACAATGCTTGTCGGTGCAATGCCTGTTAATTTAACAGTGTCACTTCCTGCTGGCGGGTGGGTTGAAAGCAATAATACATACACGCAGACAGCAAGTGTATTAAACATGAACGATACAAAGAGTGTAATTGTAAGTGCCAATGCCGAAACAGCAGAAATATATAATGTAGCTGCAATTCGTGCAACTTCTCAAGGTGCAAACGAGTTGACATTCACAGCAGAAACACTTCCCACTGGAACGGTAAAGGTTGATATTGTTCATATGGGAGTATAAATATACAAAAGAGGGGATGAAAGATGGAAGTAATTGTTGCGTTAATCACAGGGGTGTTATCCCTTGCAGGGGTGGTATTATCAAACAGTCAGAGTAACAAAAAAATCGAAAATAAATTAGTAACGGCACAGGCAGTTACAGATACAAAAATTGAAGAACTGACAAGGGAAGTCAGGGAACATAATAATTTTGCGAGAAGAATGCCTGTTGTAGAAGAACAAATCAAAGTTATTAATCACAGAATCAAAGATTTAGAGGACGATTCAAAATGAAAATTGAATTTTCAAAGTTGCTGCTAATTACGGACTATCTTATATTGATAGTCCTTTTTCTATTAGCAGTATTATTTCCAAGTGTAGACTTCACGACAATAACAGTCGCATGGATGGCGCAAATTGCTGTTTCGTCAGGTTTCTATTATTGGAAATCTAAATGTGATAACAGAACGAAAGTTCCATTGAAGGTTATTCAGAGTTTGCCTAAAAGCATGAGGGAACAGATTGATTTAACGCAGATCATAACAACAATTATTCAAAGCGAATAGGAAGGGTTTATTTATGACAGTAGAATTATTTTTAGTTTTATTAACGGTTTTATCAGTGCTGACAAGTTTATTTACAGAAGGTATTAAGAAGTTCCTCGATTCAATGAAATTAGAGTATGCTTCAAATATTTTGGTGTTAATTGTTGCGGTTCTTGTAGGCGGTATCGGAACAGCAGTATTCTATTTATGGAACGATATCGCATTTACAAGCCTTAATATTATTTGTCTGTTCCTGATGATGTGTGCGAATTGGTTAGGCGCAATGATTGGTTATGACAAAGTAATGCAGGCTATTAAGCAGATTAAGGGAGTGTAGTTATGTTGATATTGAAAGGAATTGCAATTGCAGGGGCAGTATTGTTTGCAGCGTTTGCTTTTTGCATATTGGTATGTATTGGAGTACACAAAACAACTAATTACAACTAGAAAGGCGGTATAGTATGGAACTTTCTCAAAAAGGGTTAGATATAATAAAAAAATATGAGGGTTTACGTCTTACGGCATATAAGCCAGTTCCGACTGAAAAATACTGGACAATCGGTTACGGACATTATGGTGCAGATGTAAAAGAGGGCATGACAATAACAGAAGCGCAAGCAGAAGGCTATCTAAGAGCCGATTGTGTAAGTGCTGTCAATGCAGTAAATGCGCTTAACCGTAATTTCAACCAAAATCAGTTTGATGCACTTGTGTCATTTACATATAATTGCGGTGCGGGAAACCTTAGAGCATTATGCAAAAACAGAACGATTGAAGAAATCGGGGATAAAATTGTATTGTATAATAAGGCAAGTGGGAAGGTTTTGAAAGGGCTTGTAAGACGTAGAGCAGAAGAACAGGAATTATATAAAAAGGATTCAAAAGAAGCATACTTCCCGAAATACACTGGAACAACATCAAGTATCGTTGCAGCATTGCAGGCGGTTAAGGTTGACAGTAATTATTCGTATCGCAGTAAGGTTGCAAAGGCAAACGGCATCAGCGCATACATAGGAAGCGCAAAACAAAATACAACCATGCTGAATTTGCTTAAAAACGGCATTTTAAAGCGACCATAGAGAAATACACGGGAATGCTTCTAAAATGCCTGTATGGGGCAAATACGCAAGCACAGGGGCATATTAAAAGGGAAGGTGTCAAGCCTTCCCTCTTTTTTATGCGTATGCTTCAATTTCAAGTTGTTCGATTTCCGCATATGATAAACCGTGTTCATTATGTAGGCGGTGTTCGTATGGTGTCATCATTGCGATTAGTTCCACACAAGAATCTTCTGCAAACATTCTGCAAAGTCTTTGATACCCTTCAATGTCTTTTCTTTTAAGCATGGCATCAATTTCTGCTTCGTTGTGAAAAATAACGTTGTCAATGTAATATCCCTTATACTGTTTCACGTTTTGGCTTCCTTTCTAGTTTTAAAAACTCTTGATAATTTCCAGTAGGCAAAGCGGAAAATTCTTTTGCCTGTTCTTCTGTTATCTTTTCAAACCCTATACAATCAAAATAGGACATTATATCGATGTAATCGGAACGTGTCCACCCAATCGGAGAAACCAAAAGACCGACATATATATAATTATCTGTTGAATAATTCAAGCGTGAGAATTTTGCTTTTATTTTGTTGTTCATATTCCAAAGCGGATTTTTTTCAAAATACATCATGCCCTTTTTGCTTCTGTCTTTTTGTTTGTATATACAACCTGTCCACGCTTGACAGGTTGTACCGTTGCAATCTTTATTTAAACTCACACAATCTAAGCACATCGGATTTAACATAATACCCTCCTTACTATTTCATCATATATTGTCTTAATGTTTCATCTTCGCTATCACTATCAAGCCATTTATCAAATGCTTCTGGATTCCTTTTTGCTAACTCATCCATTAACCATCCTCTGACTGTTGGTATATGCTCGTCAGTAACTATGCTTGTCAGTTCCCATTGTGTTAATAAGTTTTCTAAAGGCTGTTTGCTTATAAGTTCTCTCGCTTTCTGTTCTGCTGCTGTCATATTTCCTCTTTCTCCACCGTATAGCCGATATGGGCAGCTTTAAAATTTATTATTCTTCATCAAGTGCTTCTAGTAATGCATTAATATGTGTTTTAATTTCACATATCTTTCTTAGTGTTTTAAAATCTGATTTCTTAGTTGCCTGAAATTCTCTTTGTGATAATTCTATTCCGTATTCCATTAACTGTCCTGCTAAATCGTTGTAGCCCTGTTGTTTCATGTTGTTTACCTTTCCTTTCTGGTAATTATTTCCTGTTCCTTATGATGCTATTATAAGCCTTTAGGCATAATTAGTCTACTGGCAGAATGTATGAAAATATGCCTTTAGGCTGAAATGAAGTTTGTGTATTATGCCAATAGGCACAAAAGTTAATATATGGTAATATATAATTGTTACAAGACAACAGCAAGAAAGGAGTTAAACAATGGAGAATAACGAAATGTCAAAAGAAGAAATGCAAAGATTTTTAATTAAGGAAAGTAAAAGAGGAAGCACAGAACTTGATGCTTATAGAAATCTAATGGAAATAATTGGAATTGAGTTTCCGAAGGAAAAAGAAGAATAAAAAATAAATAGGGCTGACACTAGGGCGGTGTGATTCGGTTAACTTCTTTCTTGCCACCGTCCTAGCATCTTTAAAAATAAAGTAGCAAGAAAGAAAATAAAAGTCAATATATAGGAGGGCTGAATGTTTATATTAAGAGAGGTATGCAAAGAAAAAGGGGTAACAACGCAGGAATTGTCGGTGAAAACAGGCATCAAAAAATCAACCATTGATAATTATAGGAGTTCCAGAAGAAAAGAGCCTAGTTTATCAAATGGATTGAAAATAGCGGATGCTTTGGGTATTGACCCACATGATCTAATAAGGGAGGGTATATAATGGATGATAAAATCAAAAATTTAAAAATCAACAGAATCACTTTTTTAGTTATAGGAATAATTATTTGCATAGTGTTCGGTTTGCCGTTGCCACCGTTTCTTATTGTAGGCGCATTATTTATCTTTCTATCTTATAAGACCAACAAGGAATATAAAAGGCTACTGGCAGAGAGTGTGAAGAAAGAAGAGCCTGTAACCATTGAAGCAGAAGTGCCTGAAATCGTTGAACCTGTTCACGAACCGAAAGTAGAACCAATAAGCGAGGAAGAATTTAAAAGGCTGCAGGATATGTGTGCGGAAATACATAGGGAATATAAAGACCTGTTGAAAGGCTATTCAAACGAAGATACAGACGGAAAGTGTTATGTATTAAAAGAGTGTTGGAGAAAACTTGATGTAATCGAAACAACGGTATTAAAGCATCACTGTTATGATGATATTGATATTTATGACGAGCAAGAAAAGATAGAAAAGAAAGCAAGGTCATTTATCAACTCATACATAAAAGAAGAACGTGAAAGCGGTTCTGATGATTACATGATTGACGTTCTTCAATTCATGGATAGTTTGGATTTTATCAGTGATTATATTTTTGAAAAAGACGAGAAATTGAACAAATTACCATTTTGTTGAGGTTAACAAAATGGTAAAGGGCAGTGGTTATTCCTGCCCTTGTTCTCATCCATGAAACTAGATATATCAACGCTTTATCCGTTTTTATAGCATTGTGATACTAATGAATTAGCATACCAATGCTCATAACTATAAGCGTAAAAAAATATGAAGTTTAAATATTACGTTGTTTTGACCTTTCCTTTCAATAAATTCATACTCTATTTTTTCAATTATTGCTTTTACTAGAATGTTTTTTGCTTCTACTGAAATCGAATCGTCTTTCAGTCCTGCTATTGCATCTTGCAGTTTAATAATTTTATCTGCATAGTCAATTTCTTTCGGTGTTGTTTGCTTCAATGTATAAATCCTTGATTTTAGTTTGTCCATTTCGATTACTAATTCGTCATGTCGGCTCTTGAATACTGCTTCTGTATACAGTTCCTTTTCAAGCAACTCATACTGCTTATTTTCCTGTCTTTTCATTTCCTCTAATTCTTTGGTTAGAATTTCAAGTTGCTGCTTTTGGATATTTGCAGACAACCCATCATCATTACTTAGTTTTGATTCTAGTTCAGGCATATGTTCATTTTCCAAAGCAAAAACAACCGCATCTAATATGTTGCAAAACATTATAGATTTTACAGAGCAAGATTTTTCTGTACAAAGAACTCTACTTTTTGTATGCTTGAATGTTTGCATATCCATAATTTTTCCGCATTTTTTACAACGCAAAACTCCCGCAAAGGGGTTTCGCAACTTTGTATTTGCATTTGTACGTGGGTTGTTATTTATGCGGTTTTGTGCTTTATCAAAAGTTTCTTCGTCAATAATTGCTTCGTGCAATCCCTTTGCAACGATTACTTCTTCATCATCTGCATATATTCTCTTTTTGACTATTTTATTATTTTCGTATGTTCTTGATACTTTTCGCAATCCATAACGGACAAGACCGATATAGTGCGGATTTACTAAAATGTTGCGAACAGAGCATGATTCCCAATATTCCCGAATATATGGTTTGACTCCCATTTCATCAAGATGAGTTGCGATTGCGCCATATGCCATTCCTTTATTAACATATAAATCAAAAATAAGTTTAACAACATCTGCATATTCATTTGGTTCTAGTGTTGGGTTATCACCTAACATTATCTTATTATATCCGTATGGTGGAACAGGAGAAATATAACAGCCTTTTTGAACAGAAGCCATTCTTCCTCGGTGTAAAATTTCCTTTGTGTATTCTAAGTAGTCATTACCACGCAATAACTCCTGTTCAAAGAATTTGCGGTGCATTTTAACATTTAGATCATATGTCATTTGCAAAGTAACAACTTGTGTATTTGAATATCTGAATGAATTAACGATTTTTCCGCAATCCTCTAAATCCCCACGTGAAAGACGTTGCGGTTCTATTACAAGGATTGCTTTTATATTAGGGTCTTCTATTCTGGAAAGCACTTCTATCATTGCAGGTCTATCTTCTATCGTTTCACCAGATACAACTTCCCTGTATATGTTTTCTTCTGGAATCTCTTTCCCGAACATTGCAACTGCTTTTTCTTGCAGCATTTTTTCGTGTTTTGCTAATACTTCCTCGACTGTTTCGTTCGGGCTGTCTGTTCTTGACTTTCTAAGGTATATAATTACCTCATCCCATTTAAAAACGATTAAATTTAACATTATTTGTTTCCTCCTGTCGAATTTATGCGACTTGTTGTTATTGTCAAAAAAAATTCACAATTATATGATGAATATACTAAATTTTTATTATAAAATTGCTTTTGTAGAACTCATGTTCGTATAAAAGGAGAATGTCATGAATACCACACTAATTAAATACATTGATTCCTTAACGGAAGAACAAATAAATAAAATTATTCTTCATCTTGAAGAATTGACTGCATTATGCGAATTACATAATCAACCTTATTGTCAGGAACAGACTCCAAAAACTCCATAAGTTTTTTCTTATTATCTGAAAGCCCTTCATCGATGGGCTTTTCTTCTTTTTTCTCCAATAAATCAGATTTTTCAACTCCAAAATAATCCGCTAAAGTTTCAAGAGTATTAATTCTTGGAAATTTTTTTGCATTAACCCAATCCGAAATGGTGTAATAACTTATCCCCAAATCATCCGATAAATCTTTTCTAGTCTTTTCATGTAAATTCATATAATATTTAAGGTTTTCAGCAAATACATTTAAGTCATACTTAGATGCCATAATATCACCTCTCTTTCCTTTGTATACCAACATTATACACTATAAGCACAATAAAACAAGAAAAATATATAAAAGTTTGTGCTTTTAGTATTGACAACCACTATATGATGTATTAATATGGGCTTGTGCTTTAAGCACAATTCAAGGAAAGGAGTGATTATATGAGTATTTCAGTAGCAGCAGCGAGAAAAAATGCGGAAATGACACAGGCAGAAGCAGCTAAAGCATTAAATATTGCAAAGGGTACATATTGCAACTACGAAAACGGCAAAACACAGCCAACAATCGAAATGGCAGAAAAGATTGCATCTCTTTTTGGAATGACATTAAACCAGATTCGCTTTAATAAGTAATTTTTTTTGCTCTATAATTGTGCTTTAAGCACAGAAAGGAAATATCAATGAAGGTTACGGAGTACACGTACAACGGTGCAATCATAGTTGTATATAGACCAGAATTGACAGAAGAAGAAAGAAAGAAACAAGAAAACAACATTGTAATCGCATTAAATGCGTACGGAAAGGAGAAGTAATGGAAACTAATTTAATTTATGGAGGATATGCAACACTGGAAGAAATGTATGCGCTTCATGCATTAGGTTTTGAATTTACCATTGAAGATGGGGTGATTACTGATGTCATACATTCCTGATAATTATGGTCTATGGGAACAGCATGAAAGTGAAAAAGATATGTGGTTGCAAAGACTCCCGAAATGTTCAGAGTGCGGTGAAGCAATTCAAGATGAATATGCGTATTACATAAACGATGAATGGATTTGTGAGGATTGCCTAAAAGATAACTACAGAAAAGAAGTTCCAGAAGTGGAATGGTAAAGGAGAGATATGAATACAAAAAGGAAACTTAAATGCGAGATATATCGGGATTCAATGCAGAATTACAAAAAGTATGCGATACCTCCCGCACAGTTGATTATTGCAGATGTGCCGTATAACGTGGGAAAGAATTTCTATGGCAGCAATCCTTCGTGGTATATAGGCGGTGACAATAAGAATGGGGAAAGCAAACTCGCAGGGAAATCGGCTTTTAATAGTGATTTCAATTTTAATCTTTATGAGTATTTTCATTTCTGTTCGAAGATGCTTAAAAAAGATGATACAAAGCCATTATCTAGGGGCAGGAGTTCTAATAGCCCTTGCATGATTGTATTTTGCAGTTTTGAACAGTTGCCGACATTGATTGATGCAGGAAAGAAGCATGGATTTGTAAATTACATTCCTCTTGTTTTTATCAAGAATTATAGCCCTCAAGTATTAAAAGCAAATATGCGAATAGTGGGTGCAACGGAATATGCGCTTGTTCTATATCGTGATAGACTTCCGAAATTCAGAAACGGAGTGCAGGTGGACGAAGAAGGAAAAAACATAAGGGGAACAGGAAAAATGATTTTTAATTGGTTTCAGTGGGAAAAAGACGGAAAGGAAATCCCCAAAATACACCCAAGCCAAAAGCCAGTGCAGGTGTTAAAAAAACTGATTGAAATATTTACTGATGAAGGTGATGTAGTTATTGACCCATGTTGCGGAAGTGGCACGACATTAAGGGCTGCAAGGGAATTGGGTAGAAGTTCTTTTGGATTTGAAATTGATAGGAATTTTTACACAAGGGCAAAAAACGAAATGCTTGTATGGCAAGAAGAAACACAAATGAGTATTTCAGATTTTATTTAAAAAACAAGTAATTTAATAAAAGGAGAACAAAAAATGTATATCGTAACAATTACACAAACATATAACCGAATCGAAGTTGAGTATGAAAAACTCAACAGGGCAATAGTGCTTGCCGAGGAAGTTCTTAATTATGGCGGTGAAGATATAGAGGTTAAAATCAGCGTTAAAAAAGAAAAGCAGGAGGTAGAAGAAAATGACATTAGTTGAATTACAGAAAGTATTAGGAGATAGAGTTGAAACAACGTTACGAAATGATTTTACACCAGAGGAAAGACAGACGGAAAACGAACAGTCTTATTTGATTATGAATTTAGCAAAGCAGATGATTAACAACGGTGATCTAATTCTTAGAACCGAAAAACTGATGGCACAGACAAGGCAACTTGACAATTCTGCAATCAAAGGACTATTGCGATGAATTGGAAAATTGCGTTTTCTCAAGAACAAGAAGAATGGTTGAAAGATAACTATCCCAATCTCGGTCCTGCAAGAGCGACACCTTTGTTTAATGAGATATTCGGAACAAACAGGAGTTATGACTCAATCAGAACTCACTGTCAGCGCAAGGGGTTGCGTTGCTCAAAAGATGTTATTAGCAGGCGAGGGCGAGAAAACGCAAAGAAGTATTTAGATATTGGAACTGTTATAGAAGATAGTCAAGGGTATTTGCATATCAAGATTGGTGATAAGAAAAAGAAGCATCAAAACTATGAACTTCTGCATAGACATATTTGGGAAAAAGTCAATGGCAAAGTTCCTGATGATAGTTACTTGATATTTCTTGATGGTAACAGAAAAAATTGTGATTTATCAAATCTATGTTTAATACCTAAATCTTACATAGCAATTTTAATGAAAAACAATCTAAGGTCAGAGGATAAAGAATTAACACTAACGGCTGTTGAATGGTGCAGGTTATATCAAGCACTGAAAGAAAGAGAGGTTATTAAATGTTAAGTGAAAAATTGATGCGTATTCAGACGGAGATTAAAGCCCCGAAGAATTTATATAATTCATTCGGGAAGTACAAGTACAGAAATGCAGAGGGCATTTGCGAAGCGGTAAAGCCTTATTTGCAGAAAGAAAAATGCGCTTTGACGTTAACAGATGAAATTATTGATATTGGAGGAAGGGTGTATGTAAAAGCAACAGCAACATTTAGTGATACGGAATCAGATGCAACTATAAGCGTTTCCGCAATGGCAAGGGAAGCAGCCGAAAAGAAAGGCATGGATGATTCACAGATAACAGGAACGGCATCTTCATATGCCCGCAAATATGCCCTGAATGGTCTTTTCCTGTTGGATGATACAAAGGATGCCGATTCGGATGAATACAAGAACCAGACGGATGCAAAAGCGGAACAGGAAAAGGATGATAAGAAAACCGAGGAAATCGGGAATATGAAGATTGCCAATGTAAAGGTACAGGCACTCCGCAAGCATTTAACGGATGAGGGCATTGACGAAGAAAAGATATTGACGATTTACAAAGTTTCTGATTTGGCAGAACTTAACGAAAGACAGTTCAGGCACATTAACGATAATTTAAACAAGATTAAAGAAATGTAGGTGATTGCATGGAATGCACAGGAAAATTGTTATCGGTGCAGCGTGATTGGCAAAGTAACAAGTTACATATCACATTTCAAATCAATGAGCAACCATCCGAAGAAATTAACTTCCTTGCAGGGTGTGAGAAATTATCCATTGAAGCGAAGAAGTACAGGCAGAAGCGGTCACTTGATGCAAATGCTTATGCGTGGGTTTTGATGCAGAAAATAGCGGAGGTAATTCATTCTGATAGATGGTCTGTATACATTGAAATGCTTAAAAAGTATAGCCGAGAGTTTACATTCGTCATCTGCAAGGAAAACGCAATAGATAGATTGAAAGAATTGTATCGAACTTGCGTTGATTTGGGCGAAGTGAATGTGAACGGAACAGAAGGGCATCAGATGCAGGTGTTCTTTGGCTCGTCAACATTTGATAGCAAGGCAATGAGTGTATTCATTGACGGAATTGTGAGTGAGTGCAAGGAGTTAGGTATTGAAGTAATTCCACCTGATGAAATAGCAAGAATGAAATCAATGTGGGGTGACCTAAATGAAAAGCATAATTCAAACTGAAAAAGAATGTTATTTTTGCGGTATGCCCTACAATTTGCACCGACATCACATTATATACGGCACTGCAAACAGAAAACAATCAGAAAAGTATGGGCTAACGGTTTGGTTGTGCCAATCACACCACACAGGATGCGCAGGAGTACACTTTAACCGTGAGTTAGACTTGCACTTGAAGAAGTTAGCGCAGAAGCGTTTTGAAGCCGAATATGGGGATAGAAACGAGTTTAGAAGCATATTTGGAAAATCGTATTTATAGAAAGGAAAAGCAAAAATGAATAATGGAAGTTACATGGGAAGAATGACAAAAGATTTTACACTTGCGACAAGTGGAAAAATGGGAACAGGAACTGTTGCAGTAGATAGACCGTTTCCATTCGGAAAGGATAAAGACGGAAACCAGATTACCGATTTTTTGACAGTGAAAATCATTGGTGAAGATAATGCAAAACGTGCGGAAAAATATCTGCACAAGGGAACAAAGATTGCATTCACTGGAATCACTTGTAGAGATACATCAAAAGATGATGATGGAAAATGGAACGAATTTAACTACATCATGGTGACAGCTTGGGAATTTGCAGAAAGCAAAGGCGCACAGGCAAGCACACCAAAGGAAGACGATTGGTTGAATGCGACAGATACAGACCTTCCATTTTAACAGGAGTGATAACATGACAATAAATTCAAAGCAAAAGGGAAACCGTTTTGAAAGACAACTTGCGGGAATGCTTAGAGAATACGGTTACGATTGCAGACGTGGACAGCAGTATTGCGGTGCTAATGGTGATGCAGATGTTGAAGGGCTTCCATATATTCATATTGAAGCGAAGCACGTTGAGAAAATGCACTTGTATGACTGGATGGCGCAGGCGAAAAGGGATGCTAAAGGGAGCGCAAAACTCCCTGCAGTATTCCACAAGAAAAACCATGCGGAAGTATTAGTGACAATGGCATTTGATGACTGGATGCAATTATACAGAGAATTTGAAGCAAGCATGAGCATGAAAGGAGAAGACAATGAAGAAAACAACGCATGATCTAGTTAAAAAAATATTAGAGCAAAGACCAGAAACAAGAAACAGTGATATGTTCTTATACACTGTATTAGCGCAGCATATTGAAGAAGAAAAAGGGGTTGATATTACCGAAAAGCCATTCTGCTTTGTTTTATGCAATCTGAAAAAATTAGGCTTGCCTTCGCTTGAAAGTGTAGGCAGGGCAAGACGTAAGATTCAGGAACAATATCCACACTTACAAAGTGATAAGAAGGTAAAGGAAAAGAGAGCGGATAATGAGGAACTGTTCAGACAGTATGCAAGGGGTGTTTACTAATGGCAATCTATAGAAATGTAATAATGTCATTTTGGACAGATAGTAAGATTGTAGACGATTTTACACCCGAAGACAAGTTTTTCTACCTGTACTTAATAACGAATCCACATACAAATTTATGCGGGTGTTATGAAGTCAGTTTAAAGAACATGTCAAATGAAACAGGGTATAACGAAGATACTATAAAGAGATTGATTAAACGCTTTAGTGAAGTGCATAACACAATCAGGTATTCAAGCAATACAAAAGAGGTGCTTCTTTTAAATTGGTATCGTTACAATTGGACTTCAAGCCCTAAATTAGATAAGCCATTATTGGATGCAATACAGAAGATAAAGAATAGTGATTTTAGAAACTACTTAGGAGATTTATATAATAACAGAAATACGGTATCGATACCCTATCAATATGATATAGATACAACTGTTACTGTATCTGTTACTGATACTGTTACTGATACTGAAAAACCTAAGAAAGAAGTAAAACATAAATATGGAGAATATAACAACGTTCTTTTAACTGATGATGAACTGCAAAAACTAAAAACTGAATATTCAGATTATCAGAAGAAAATTGAAAATCTATCTTCTTATGTTGCTAGTACAGGGAAATCATATAAAAGCCATTATGCAACTATTAGAAATTGGGCTAGGAGAGACGGAAATAAGAAACAAGAAGTCAACACAGGTGTTCCAGTTGGAAATGACCAGACAGACCTAGACGATTTATTTTGAGGTGATTAAATGTTTGATGAAATATTGGAATCAATCAAAGTTCCTGAACCTGATAAAAAATATCTCGGTGAGGATGGCTTTATGCACTGTTCAAAATGCCATGACAGGGTTGAAACAGTCATAAAGCATCCCTTCACAGGGATTGAAAGAAAAGTGGCTATTATATGCAGTTGCAGAAAGGAAGAGGAAGAAGCATATAAGGAACGAGAACGAATGCAAGACCGTGAGAGACGAAGAAGAATATGCTTTGCAGATACTAATATGTCAAATTGGAATTTTGCAAATGATGATAGGAAAAACCCGAAACTATCAGATGCAATGAAAAGATACGTTGATAACTTCAATGAATTTAGACAGACAGGAAAAGGGCTGCTGCTGTTCGGTACGGTGGGAACAGGGAAAACATATTATTCTGCCTGTATAGCGAACAGCCTTATTGATGAGGGTTACAACGTATTAATGACGAACTTTGCAAGGCTGACAAATCAGATTCAGGGAATGTATGAAGGGAAGCAAAAATATATAGACAGTTTAAACAAGTATTCGCTTTTAGTGATTGATGATTTAGGGGCAGAACGAAAATCAGAGTATATGCAAGAAATGGTTTTCAATATCATTGATAGCCGATACAGATCGGGCTTGCCGTTTATAATCACAACGAACCTAACAGCAGAGGAAATAAAGAAACCGCAAGATGTGGGGTATTCACGAATATATGACAGAATACTTGAAAGATGTTTTCCAGTTGAAATGTCAGGGTCAAGCAGGAGAAGGGAAAGTGTAAAAGATACATATTTTGAAGTGAAGGACAAGCTGGGATTGTAACATGAGAAATTTTGAAAACAGGAAATGTATATATTGCGGTAAAGAGTTTGCACCGAGGACAGGCAATCAAAAGACTTGCGGAGCGCAAGAGTGCCAAAAGAAATTAAAGCGCAAGGTTTGTTTGGATGTGTATTACAGAAATCGAGAGTTGGCTAAAAAGGAAGAGCATAAAATAATCACCGTGAAGGATAAGGGTGTTTGCGATGGGTGTAAATATTTAATACCGAGTAATTACGGTTATACAGAACTGCAGAGTGCGTGTGATTATGCAGAAATGACAGGCAAAAGCAGATTGGTTATTGAACTTAAAAATGGCGGTTATCGCAGCGATTCCTGCCCTTGTTATGATAAAGGGAAAAGGGGCAGAGGAAGGAAGGTTAAACATGAGAACAGTAAATAACATGGCGAAACCGAGTTTGCGTTTTAACTCGGCACAGAACATGGATGCAATGGAGAAACAAAAAAACATCCGAGAATCGGCAAGGGTAGCAATGAAAAGAAACCCATATGCAGGAACGGTTGCGGATAAAGGCGGATTGAAAAAGGGGTGATTTCGTGGAAGCGAGAGAATATTTAATGCAGGTTCGTAAACTTGACAAGATGATTGAAAACAAAATGGTTGAAAAAGAGCAGTGGAAAGCCATAGCAACAAATACAACAGCAAGAACAGAAGGGGAGAGAGTTCAATCATCATGCAGCCAAGAAAAAATGGCGGATGCAGTGTGCAGATATGTAAGCATTGAGGAAGAAATAAATCAGTGCATTGACAAAATGGTTGATATAAAGCAGGGAATCATTAAAACAATAGAACAGTTACCGTCAGATTTATATGACATTCTTCATAAAATGTATATTGGTTTAATAGATCAGAAAACCAAAAGAATATATTATCTGCAGTTGGAGGACATTGCGACCAAATACGATAAATCGTATACATGGGCGAAGAATAAGCATGGCAGGGCATTAAAGGCTGTTCAGAAGATACTTGATGAAAGGCAGGGGACAAAATGAAAGAAGATGTATTGATTGTAGTATATGAAGAAAATTATGATATGCCGATGTTGGTAGTCGGTAGAAAAACGCAGGACGGTGTTGAAACGGTAAGCAGTTTTAAGAATGACAAAGCGGAGGAATTATATAAAAAACTTACAGATGAATATAACAATGGTTGGATTCCCTGCAAAGAAAGACTTCCAGAAGAAAATGCGGTTGTTCTTACTTGCGACAAAGAAGGATGGATAAGTGTAAATGTATATATGCCTTATATGGGTGCGAAGAATGATTTTGAATGCGGATATTATGAAGCGTGGAGACCACTTCCAGAACCATATAAGAGCGGTGTGGAGGTATGATGTTTATAAAAAGAAAAGTGGGGCTGATAGCCCCGAGATTTAAGTATGAAACTTCGAATATAGCGTTTTGTTGCGTGAAACCGTTTGAGGGTTTTGAAGTAGGCAGAATTTATAAACCGTTCGCATACACGGCAGACCTTACTAATTACACAGACTTTGCGTTGTTTGATAATAACGGTGAAGTGTATTTCATGGAAGACAGGCTTGTCAGAAGCGGTATTTTTAAAGTAATGCTGCATGGGAATTTATTTGTGAATAGTTATCTGCAGGAGGAAAAGGATTCTGTCAGGTTTATTGAATATGAAAATACATACTGGAAAAAATACGCAACGTCAGAGGAATTTGCGTTTTAACGGTTAGTGCGGTAACGAAAACTTTAGAGAGGTAAATGAGTATGAGATTAATAGATGCGGATGCGTTTGAAAAATTCATAAAAGAAAAGTACAAAGATGGTGAAAGTACAGACGATATAAAAGACCAAGTTCTTTTTGATTTATCTTATCAGCCGACTGCCTATGATGTGGAAAAAGTTTTGAAAAAAATAAGAATAAGTAGCGGAGTCGGATATAGAGATGTTGATGGAGATTATGTTCCACCATTGATAAAAACAGAAACAGTAATCGACATAGTAAGAAGTGGCGGTATTTAAACTGAATATGAGAGGTAATGAGATATGTTTATATCGTGGATTGATTGTTTATTTTATTGTGTAGTAGACTTTTGTTTTTTGCTATTTGTAATGATTATTATTGCGATAGTGGAAGATAGGAAGAGAAGCAAAAAGGATAAAAAAGAAAAGGGAAACTGAATTTTAGTGGAGGAATAAAGAATGAGAAAAGAAGATATTAAGTGGTTTGTTTTATGTTTTGCAGTAGTATTACTTGGTGTGTTTTTGCATTAAACCGTAGAAGACTGATTTTTAGAAAGGTAAAACGATATGAAGAAAATCGAAAATCCAAACGAATATCAAGTATGTGCATTTGACGGTGTAAATTCTTCAAGTGTATATATTGGTTCATTTGATTATTTGCAAAAGGCAAATTTGGAATGGAAAAAAGAATTTGTTGAGCCTATGGGTATGGAACTTGAAACATTAACGCTTGATGAAATCAAGGAACAGATAATCTCCAAAAATGAAATGAGAATGATTACAATTTTTATCAGTTCCCCTTTACATGGAGAAATCCTACAGTATGGCAACTATGGCGATTCATGGTATCAAATTGGTGAAACTTGCGGATATGCATAAGTTTTGTAAACCGTAGTTTTGAGAGGTGACGATATGAAAAAAGCAAACAGAATAATTTTTAATATTATCTGCATAATTGCAATTATAACTTTTCCTTATTTTATGTTGGAATTTGTGGGAATAGTTGATTATGTGAAGAAGAATATTTTAGAGGTAAATAAAAGTGCTTGATATATTTTTTATATTTATATTTGCAGGAATTATATTAATCGGTCTTATTGACACTTTTAAATAATAGTTTTGAGAGGTAATTGAGATGAATTATTTATTTTACAATGTATTTCTTGCCTACACGCTTTCGACTGGCGTTTGGGATATAAACATAGTATTTTCATTAAATTTTATATGGTGGATGTTTTACTGGTTTAAAAAAATGCTTGACTAATGGTTTAAAGGAGAAAAAACAAATGATAATAGCGTGTTTAATAGGTGGGTTAGGATTGCTAACACTAGCCGTAATGATTGTATTAGTTAATGTATTAGTTAGCAGATAGGAGAGTGAGAGAATGAAAATTATACCTAAAAATAAACAAAGAGAATGCATTGGAAGGCTTATTGCGATTAGAAGAATAACTGATGATATGAATTATACATCTTCTTTTGATAACGAACAGATAAATGTAAAAAGGTGGGCAGATAATATGGAATACTTGGCAGATAATATTCTTGAAATAGCCAATATTATTGGTGGATTGCCTGCTATGATTGCAATTCAAAAAGACCTTGAAAAAAATTGAACATTTAGAGGAGAATGAGTATGACGGAGAATGAAGCAATTAAATCAATAAACGATAAATATGAAACTTTTTTTGCATTAAGTACAACAAATGATTTTGATATGGCAATGGCAACGGCAATCAAAGCACTTGAAGAAATCCAACAGTACCGAGCAATCGGACTTACACCAGAACTGATTGAAGCAATGCAAGGACATAATGTCGCATTGATTAACGATTTGGGCGAATATCAATTAATCGGAACGGTGGAAGAATTTAAGGCATATAAACTTGGAGATTGCATGAACGATTGCGAACACTATGACAATTGTTCTAACTATATTTATTCAAAAGGATATAACAAGGCTATTGATGATTTTGCAAAACGGATATGTGATTTTGGAGTTTATGACCATTGGGGAAACACGATTGATATTTTAGCAATCGCAGAAGATTTGAAGGGAGAAAAACAATGAGTGAAATAACAGTTATTACAACAATGGAAGTTACAAAGATTTATAAGGATGTACCAGAATGTTTTGAAATTGACAAAACACGATATGGGGAAATGATGAAGGAACGAATCAAGAAAGCGGAACACGCTGATGATGTTGTTGTTACTAATGTGCAGGAG